AGTTTGGCGTTTAGCCAAGCCCCCAAGTGCAACGCATCGCCATGACATCCAAGCGCGACTTGAAGCGCATCAACAATCCTGATGACGTGATGGCCCTGCCTTACGCATTGGTGGCCAACCGCCAGCGCTTTAACATCTACGCCGGTAACTACTAATGAAGACGCCGATCCTTGGCTCCAGCTACGTTGCCCGCAGCGTCAATGCTGCGGACAATCGCATGGTCAATTTGTTTCCCGAGGTCATTCCCGAGGGCGGCAAAGAGCCTGGCTTCTTGAACCGCGCCCCAGGTCTAAACTTCTTGCAGACTGTGGGCACTGGCCCAATCAGGGCGCTGTGGGCACACCAAACCAACGGCGCAGACTTCTACGTCGTTTCAGGCACTGAAGTCTACAAAATGACCAGCATGACGGCCACGCCAGTCAAGCTGGGCGACGTGGCTGACGGCGGCCCTGTGTCAATTGCTGACAACGGCACGCAACTGTTCTTTGCCTGCAACGGCCCCAGCTACATCTACAACGAGTCCACAAACGAGTTTAAACAGATCACAGACCCTGATTTTCCAGGCGCTGAAACCGTGGGCTACCTTGATGGTTATTTCGTCTTTAACGAGCCAAATAGCCAGCGCGTGTGGGTCACTCAACTGCTCGATGGCTCATCTATTGATCCACTTGATTTTGCAAGCGCTGAAGGCTCTCCTGACGGTCTGGTGGCGGTCAACGTTGACCACCGCGAAGCGTGGCTGTTCGGTACTGACTCGGTTGAAGTCTGGTACGACGTGGGCGGCACAGACTTCCCACTCCAGCGCATCCAAGGCGCGTTCAACGAGATCGGCTGTGTGGCCGCGTTCTCTATCGCCAAGTTGGACAACAGCCTGTTCTGGCTGGGCACTGACGCTCGTGGCCAAGGCATTGTCTACAAAGCCAACGGCTACACCGGCCAGCGCGTATCAACGCACGCCATCGAGTATGCAATCGCCCAATACGGCAACATCTCTGACGCTCTGGCGTACACATACCAACAAGAAGGCCACGGCTTTTACGTCTTGACTTTCCCAAGCGCCAACGCGACTTGGGTGTATGACGCCGCCACTCAGGCTTGGCATGAGCGTGCAGGTCTGGTTAACGGCCAGTTCACACGCCACCGTTCCAACTGCCAGTGCAACTTTGGTGGCAACACCATCGTTGGCGACTTTGAAAACGGCAACATTTACACGCTCGACTTGGACGTTTACGCTGACAATGGTCAGCCACAAAAATGGTTGCGTTCATGGCGTGCCCTGCCAACTGGCCAAAACAATCTGAATCGCAGCGCCCATCACAGTCTGCAACTGGACGCTGAAACTGGTGTAGGTTTAAACGGCCTGACAACCGACGAGTATTTTTACTTGGTCACAGAAGCCAACGATCAATTGATCACAGAAAGCGGCGACCCCATTCTGTCTGGCATTACGCAAGTACCGATCGCGCCACCGCAAGCCATGTTGCGTTGGTCAGACGACGGCGGCCACACATGGTCTAGCGAACACTGGACGTCCATGGGCCGCATCGGCGAGTACGGTCACCGCACGATCTGGCGTCGCCTTGGCATGACGCTCAAGTTGCGCGACCGTGTGTATGAGGTGTCTGGCACTGACCCCGTCAAGCTGGCCATCGTAGGCGCAGAACTCCACGCAAGCCCGACAAATGCTTAACACCACGCAAATCCCCGCCCCACGTGTACCGTTCATGGACGAGCGCACAGGGACAATCTCGCGTGAGTGGTTTCGCTTTCTAAACAATCTGTACACCATTCTTGGTGGCGGTAACGGCATCATTGAGCCGATCAACGGCGGCACAGGCACAAATGCCACGCCTACAGATGGGCAGTTGTTAATTGGCAACGGTACAGGGTATACCCTAAACACTTTGACCGAAGGCACAGGCATCGGCGTGACCAACGGTGTTGGCTCGGTGGCCATCAAAATTGACGACACTGGCGTAACCGCAGGCTCATACGGCACTGCGGCCAGTGTGCCTAATTACACAGTCAACGCGCAAGGTCAGTTGACTAGTTCGACTGCCGTGGCAATTGCTATTGCGGCCAATCAAATTACGTCTGGCGAAGTGCCCATTGTTCGCGGCGGTACAGGCGCATCAACTGCCTCTGGCGCACGCACTAATCTTGGCCTTGGCACAATGGCCACGCAAAATATTGGCGCAAATGGTACATTTACCACTGTAGATTTAAAGACTGTTACCGTTGTAAACGGTATCATCACAAGCATTGTTTAAGGAACGAAAATGGCCGTTAACATTTCCCTATTTGCAGGCGCTGGCGCACAGTTCTTCGACGACAACGGCGTGCCTCTGGCTGGCGGCCTGCTCTACAGTTATTTGGCAGGCACTACGACTGCGGCGGCCACTTTTACGTCTTCTACAGGCTTGTCTGCGCACGCCAACCCAATCGTGTTGGACGCCGGTGGCCGTGTGCCAGAAGAAATCTGGCTGACTGCAAACACAAACTATAAGTTTGTTTTGCAAGACGCTGACGCTGTTTTGATTGGCAGTTGGGACAACATCCCAGGCATCAGCAACGCCGACACATTGGCATCCAACTTGGCCAACACATCTAACATCGCTTTGGGCGATGCTTTAATTGGCTTTAAGCAAACTTACGCCTTGGGCATTATGCCTGGCGCGGTCGGCAAGACTCTGAACGACAAGATGCAAGACTTGGTGTCTGTCAAAGACTTTGGCGCTACCGGCAACGGCACAACAGACGACACAGCCGCTATTCAAGCGGCCATCAATTTAGCCTGCACTTATGGCGGCAACGTCTATTTGCCAGCAGGCACTTACAAGATTTCTGCTGCGCTAGTGTTTACCATGAACAGCGGCACAACTGACCCTGTCAAGCGCCCATCAATGTCCGGCGACGGTATGGCCGCAACTACCATTTATCAAACCGCCAACGCCAATGGTATTGAAGTTGTTGGCTACGATTCAAACCCAGCCGGTTACTGCCTGTTCCAAGACTTTTCTTTGTACGGCTACCAAAAGAACAAGATAGGTTTTGCCCTCAAAGACATTGCGTTCGTCACAATCAACAACATTTATCTGGCGGGCTGGTCAACTGGTTTGTACGGCGCAAACGTGCTGTCATCCACGTTCAATGACTTGGTGATCCGTTTTAACGATGGCGGTTTCTATTTTGAAGCCAACGCCGCGTTTGGTTTTGTATCTGAGCCCAACGCCATCACCATGTCCAACTGTACCGTTGGTAACAACGATTCGTACGGCGGTCGCGTTATTGGCGCAGGCACATTCAACTATACCGGCGGCTCAATTGAAGCCAACGGCTCTGGCACTGACTTGTCTAGCGCCAAGTGGGGCTTGGCTTTGACCGACGTGGGAGGCAAGATCGCTCAACAAGCTGCTTGCGGTTTCAACATTAGCGGCGTGTACTTTGAAGGCAATGGTGGTCAAGCGCAATTGCAAATTCAACAAACTGTTGCACGCACAGGATTGACTGGTGTTGTCAACGCTTGTAGCTTTGTAGCGCTTGGTACAAGTTACCCTCAACAACAAGTTTACTTGGCTGCATCTAGTCCTTCTTACGCATTCCCCATCACGTTTGAGGGTTGCGGCTGGGCGGGCTTGAACAGCTACACACCAAGTTCTAGCCGTCCTACGATTAACAACGTCGGCAGCGACTTTGAATTGGCCATCATTGGCGCTAGTTTCTACAGTTCTGTAGACCAATACAAACAAGGCGCTCCAAATCGATTTGAGGGTGTTGTTGAAGCAGCGGTTTACGCTGACTTGACTGGCACGCCTATTAGCGGCGGCGGTGGTTCGGGCACTTTGCAGTCTGTTTTGACTGCGGGTAATGTTTCTAGCCTTAACGCCAAGATGGGCGGCGATGGTAGCACAACTGGCGTTGTCGTAGGTACAAATACTTATGGTGGTGTTCCTTACGCCGGTATTGCCGCGTATCCCACAACCTTGTATTTGGCAAACGGCGGCGCGGCTTCAACTACTTATGCTGTTCAATTTGTTAACGCAAACTTCCAACCTGCTGTAGATTCAGGCGCTGCAACTGCGCTGACCCTTGGCGGCGCGTCAAACAATTGGAATGGCTTCTACCTGAAGAACACGTTCAACTGGAACGGCTACGGCATTGCCGCCCCCACAGGCGACACAACCAAGTTTTTACGCAACGACGGCACATGGGTTACCGTGTCCGGCACTGGTACGGTCACTAGCATCACAGCTGGCACAGGCTTAAACGGCGGCACGATCACAACGTCTGGTACTGTTTCATTGGCCAATACGACTGTTACCGCTGGCTCTTACACTAGCGCCAACATCACCGTGGACGCGCAAGGTCGTATCACTGCTGCGGCTAACGGCTCTGGCGGTGGTTCAACACCTACGCTTGCGGCTGTAACTGCCGCTGGCAACGTCACTACGCTTAACGGCGTTTTTGGCCAAACAGCGTCTGGTAACGGTATTGGTATCGGCGGTTCAACGCCAGGCGGTGCGATGGGTATTTCTACCTATGACGGCACAATGTTCCTGACCAACAACGGCACGGCTGGCACACCACGCGCTGTTGACTTTAACGGTGCAAACTTCCAACCTAGCGCAGACGCTGGCGCCTCAAACGCCTTGGTTTTGGGTGGCACATCACGCCGTTGGAATGGCTTCTATTTAAGTAACAACTTTGTTTGGAACGGCTACAGCATTGCCCAGCCAACAGGCGACGCAACCAAGTTCTTATGTAACGACGGCACATGGGCAGTCCCAGCGTCTTCTAGCGGCGGTGTGTCTAGCTTCAACACTCGTACCGGCGCTGTGACGCTGTCTAGCGGCGATGTGACAAGTGCTTTGGGTTACACGCCACTCAGCCCATCTGGT